CTGCCTAGACCCTTATTATACCGCCCAAACCCCTTAAACCCCATTTTGAGGCCCATGAACGAAACGGCTTTTGACAAAATCGCGGCCCTACTGGCCCGCGGCGAATCGGCGGCGGCGAGGGCCTATCTTGAGCACTTCCCGCACGAACATCGCGCCCCGGGCGTGCTTCGGGCTGGGCTCGCGGCTCGCGTGCTCCCCGAACACATGGAATTGTTTGAGCGGACGGCGCCATGGCTCGTGAGCGATGACGATGACCTCACGGCACGCATCAGGCTCGCGCTCGGCAAGGTTGGGCGCGACGGGCTCACCATGAACGCACTGGCCCGCAAGTTCCCCGGCGTTCCGGCCGCGGAGGTCCGGGAAAGGGCGTGGGCCATGGTCAATGTCCGCGATGTCCATGTTGAGCGCCGCCGCTCGGGTGGGCGTAAGGCTGAGGTGTTCCGGCTCTTCGATTATGCGGCTGGCATCCCATCGGCCAACATCCAAAATGACCCGGGAAGCTGGCGGCCGTTGCCGTTAGAGTGAGGTGGCCCGAAGAGGCCCGTGACCACCGCACCCCAACGCCTTGCGAAGCATCGCCGGGACAGTCCACCCACACCACGCGGCCCGGTGCCTCGCCTTGCTGCCTTACACATGTCCCGTTGGCGTTGACGGCTGACGGGGAATTATGCCCGCGCGGTGGGTGCCACGGTTGTGGCGCAATGCCCGGCAATTTGCGGGTGCGTTTGCATGGCTGTTGACACCCGGCAAAAAACCGGGTTTAAGGGGACATCAACAGGGCGAACCGCCCACCGAGTCGGAAGGGAAAAACGAAATGACCATCACCAAGGGCCGCTATACCGCCAACATCCGCCGCAACGCCGGTGGCTTCCTTGTCATCGTGACGCGCGACGGCGATTGCCTCCCCGGCATGCCCTCCAAATCCTACGGCACCGCAAAGACGGCTGAGGCCGGAGCCCGCCGCATGCTTGCCAAGGTGGCCGCGTAATGAACGTCTTTAGATGCACCCCGGACCGGAGCCTAGACCGCTACTATTTGCGGACGTGTGCAATCTATCGGTTGCTCAAGAACGGGCATGTGGACAAGGCGGGCGCAATGCAGTTGGCCCGGCGACCAATCCGCGGCATGCGGGTGAGCCAAACGCGGCTGGATGGGACGATTGAGATTTGGTTGGCCGGACCCCTCCGGCGAGCCAACTAACCGGGCCAGCGGCCCACCAACGAAGAAGGGAATGAAGATGATGAGCACCAAGCAAGCCGCCACCACTCAAGCCTATCGCCGGGCGCGGTCGCTGGGCTACGGCGTGACCGATGCCGTTGAGCAAGCCCGCTCAAGCGCAGCATATCGCAAAGCGGCCGCGGAAACGGTGCGCCGCGCAACGAAGCGGAGGGCTTGACCATGGATGCAGCGGACAAATCATGGCTCCGGCGCCAAGGCTTCGGCGCGAGCGTGCACCCCGCCGACTTGGCGCATGTCACGGAGCAAGACAGGGCGAACGCCCGGTGGCTTCTCGGCAATTTGCGGCATTACATGGGCGGCCGCTCGGAATACGACTCGGACGTGGAAAAGGTGGCCAAGGCGTTGGCCGCCGCATGCGAAAGCGACCATGGCGAGTGGAGCGATAGCCCTGTCGGCCCCGACTGAGGCCCGCCTCCCGCCACTCAACCGGCCTCGCCGCCTCACCGCGGCGGGGCCATTTCGTTTGGGATGCGCCGTCACTTTGGAAAAATCACGCGCGGTCCCGACATCATCACGGACCGCATCCCCGAGTGGAAACTCCAAGCGGCCGTGTGCGCGGACCTTGAGCGCCGCAAGAGCGAAGGCCAGCGCTTTGAATATGCCGCCAGCCTTGAGGGCGTCATCGGCAACCTCAACCCGTATCAATCGCAGTTGGCCAAGGCCACGGGCTCCAAGGCCGGTGAGCCGGACCTCCGGCTTTACTTCGACTTGGCCCGCCTCCGCTTCGTGGAACTCAAGGCGAAGGACGGAAGGCTCAAGCAATCGCAAAAGGAACGCATCCCGCTCCTAGAGGCGCTGGGCTTCACGGTGGACGTGGTTGAGGCTGAAACCGAAGCTGAAGCCGTGGCCAAGGTGGGCGCCATCGTGGACGCCGAGTTGGCCGCGTCCGGGGTCTAGCGATGCCCGCCGAACTCACGGTCGCGCTGGACGCAAAAAGCCTTGCCAAGCTTCGCCTCTTGGCCGGGGCATCGCGCATGACGGCCGCCAAGGCCCTCACGTTCACCGCCGAGCGCGCCGTCCCCGCGTGGGTGGCTGGCCAATCCATCTTCCACCATCGCAACTCGTGGATTGACCGCGGCGTGCGCATGAGGGCGGCAACCCCGGGCAACCTCAACGCCCAAGTGGGCACGCTGGACCGCTACATGGGCCGCCACATCAAGGGCATTGATGAGCCCAAGGAAGGGCGGCTCTTCATCCCCATCTATCAGGCCATTGGCGAAGCGCCCACCCACACCCGGGAGCGCCGGGCACTGGCCCGCATGCAAGACACCAAACGCAAGCCGTTCATTCTCAGGAGTGGAGGCAAGACATTCCTTGCCCGCCGGACCGGGAGGGGACGCACGCCACTCCAATTGCTCGGCGTGATTCAGGACGGCGCCAAGCACGGCAAGCCCGAACTGGATGCACTGACCATCGTGGACGCCGTGGCGCAACGGGAGTTCCCACCCATCTATGAGCGCTTGCTGTTGAAGTGGGCGGCGAGCGCCTGACCGTCCCGAGTCCATAAGCTGTCCTTATGATATAGTGCAACCATGCCCGGCATCATGCCGGGTGTGCTGACCACGGGATGGTGACCGGGCGGCCGCGAAAACCGTGTGAAATCAAACAGTTGGGTCCTCCCACGGCCGCCACCCATGCGGGTAACGCGCGAACCCCGGAACCCCCCTAGGTGTGAACTTTTTTTCCAAGGTTGTTTCTAAGGGGAAAATCGCCGGGGCTACCGTAACAGCCCCGAAAACCGGCAAAAAAACGGGCATTGGGCGTGTGTCCACCTAGCAAATTGAGGAAAATCCATGCTCATTGGCCTCACCGGGCTCGCCGGTTCCGGGAAAAGCGTAGTCGCCAACGTCCTCACCTCCGAGTTCGGCTTCACCCGCGTCAAGTTCGCTGGCCCTCTCAAGAATATGCTCCGCACGATGCTCGCGGACGCCGGTTTCTGCGAAGATGACCGCGAGCGCATGCTTGAGGGCGACCTCAAGGAAGCGCTCATCCCCGAGTTGGGCGTCACCGCGCGCCACCTCATGGTCACCCTTGGCACGGAGTGGGGCCGGGATTGCGTCCAGAAGGACATTTGGCTCCGGCTTTGGGCCGCCCAAGCGGACCGCTTTGACCGCGTGGTGGTGGATGACGTGCGCTTCCCGAACGAAGTGGACCTCATCCGGCGCCGCGGCGGCGAGATTTGGCGCATTGAGCGCCCCGGCCTCAAGGCTGGCGGCCACGTTAGCGAGCAACTGGACGCTCCGGCCGACCTCGCGTTGGTCAATGACCGCACTTTGGAGGGCCTTGAGGCCACCGTCCGCGGATTGATGGCCCGCCCGTGCGCGTAAATCGCCGCCAACTGGCGGACATCCTCGGAATCAGCATGCCCACGGTCACCGCTTGGATTGGCCAAGGCATGCCGTTCACCCGCGAGGGCTCCAAGAGCGCCGAATGGGAGTTTGAAACGCGCGAGGCCATTGAGTGGATGGCCGCCAACAAGCTGAGCCTCAAGGACAAGCGCTCGAATCGCGCCAAATCGGGCGGCGAAGAGGATGACGGCGGCCCGGAAACCATTGAAGAGGCCGAACGGCGCAAGATGATTGCGCAAGCCGACAAGGCCGAAGTCCAAGTGGCCAAGGAAGCGGGCATTTTGGTCCCGATTTCCGAAGTTGCGGGCGTGGTGGCCGAAGAACATGCCCGTGTCCGGGCTCGCTTGCTCACCATCCCCAATGAATTGCGCCCCAAGGTGCTCACCTACCTCGCGGAGGACCGCAAGGCGGGCGAGGACTTGCTCGCGGACGTGGAATCGACCGTGTTGGAGGCGTTGACGGAGATTCGTTCGTGGGCGCCGGGGCCGGAGGTGGCCGCGGAGCCCGAAACGGCCGTGGAAGAGGCCGAAGATGACGACTCTGGCGCCTCCTAAAGCCTATGCCGTTGTTGAGCGCATCCGGGAGCCCCAGCGCGAGGCGCTGAGGGCCGCCGTGTTGCGCGGGCTGGCGCGCGCTTACATGCCGCCGCCCAAAACCACCGTCTCGCAATGGGCGGACACGTTCCGCTTCCTCTCCGCCGAGTCCGCGGCGCTCCCGGGCAAGTGGAAAACGTCCAAAGAGCCGATGGCCAAGGGCGTCATGGACGCCTTTAGTGACCCCATGGTTGAGAAGGTGACGGCCATGTGCGCCGCTCAGATTCTCAAGACGGAGGCGCTACTCAATACGGCCGGTTACTTCATCCACGGGGACCCGGCGCCAATCCTCATGGTCCAACCCACCGTGGAAATGGCCGAAGCCTTCTCCAAGGACCGCGTGGCGCCGATGATTCGGGACACGCCCGTGCTCACGGAAATCTTCTCCAACAAGAGCCGGGACTCCAATGACACCATCCTCCAAAAGGCGTTCCCCGGCGGCCGCCTGAACATGACCGGCGCGAACGCACCGGCGTCACTGGCCTCGCGCCCGATTCGGATTGTGCTTTGCGATGAGGTGGACCGCTTCCCGGCGAGCGCGGGCAAGGAAGGCGACCCGGTAGGGCTCGCGGAGAAGCGCACCACCACCTTTTGGAACCGCAAGGTTGGCTTGGTGAGCACGCCCACCATCAAGGGCGAAAGCCGCATTGAGGCCAGCTATGAAGAGGGTGACCAGCGCAAGTTCTATGTGCCGTGCCCGCATTGCGGCGTCCGGCAAGTGCTCGTTTGGAAGGGCGTGAAGTGGCGCACCGGCGAGGATGGCGAAGCGGACCCCGACACCGCCCATTATGAGTGCCAAGCGGACGCGACGGACCCACACACCGGCGAGTTCGGGTGCGGCAAGCCGTGGACGGAAAGCGAGCGGCTGGCGGCCATCACGGAGGCGGGCAAGCTACCGGACGGCGGGTGGGTTGCCACCAAAGAGTTCAAGGGCCACGCCAGCTTCCACGCCTCGCAATTGGCGTCGAAGCGCGTGCCGCTCCACCGCATCGTCAAAGAGTTCCTAGAGGCCAAGCCCTTCCCGGACCGGCTCAAGACTTGGGTGAACACCGTGCTTGCCGAAACGTGGGAGGACGGCGGCGAGCGGGTGGACCCGGCCACGCTCTTCGGCCGCCGCGAGAACTACACCCCCGAAATGCTCCCGGCCAAGGTGGGCATGGTGGTGGCCGCGGTGGACATCCAAGACAACCGCTTTGAGTGCGAACTCGTGGGCTGGGGCGCGCATGAAGAGCGGTGGTCACTGGACTATGTGGTGCACTACGCGGACCCGAGCACGCCCGGCTATTGGGAGGCGCTGGACGCGGTGCTCTTGCGCACCTTCCCGCACCCCACCGGCGCCACGCTCAAGGTGGAGGCTTCGTGCATCGACTCCGGCGGCCACCACACGCAAGCCGTCTATGATTTTTGCCGCCCGCGCTTCCACCGGCGGGTGTTCGCAATCAAGGGCATCGCCGGGCCGAACAAGCCGATTTGGCCGAAGAAGGCCACGCGCAACGTGGCCAAGAAAACAGACGTGTTCATCATCGGCGTGGACCAAGCCAAGAGCGTGATGCAAGCGCGCCTTCTCATCACGGCCGATGACCCGGCCGTGGGCGCCCCGGGCTATTGCCACTTTCCCAAGCTGGACGTGTATGACCACGCCTACTTTGACGGGCTCACCGTGGAGAAGGCGGTGACCAAGTATAAGTTCGGGCGGCCGGTCAAGGAGTGGCATTGCCCGGACGGCAAGCGCAACGAGCCGTGGGATAACTGTGTCTATTCCTATGCGGCGCTCAAGAGCACGCCGGTGGACATCCGGGCTCGGCTCATCGCGCTCAACGCCCAAGCTGAGGCCCGGCGGCGCTCGCCGGAACCGCTCCCGGCGCCCACTGTGGCCCGGAAAGGACGGCGCACGATTTCCCGGGGAGCGAGCGCTTGAAACCCGGCAATTTAACGGATATTGACCGCGAAAGGATTCGCACGATGGCACGCACATCACATAAGGTCCCGGACGCCTCCACGCCGCTCAACATTGCGGATGTGCGTGTGCGGCTGGGCGAGATTTGGGGGCTGGGCCGCCCAATCACCAAGCAAGAGCTTGGCCGGGCGCTCGCCCTCTCGCACAAATATGGCGGCGAGCATGTTGCCAAGTGGGAAAGCGGCAAGAGCCCGGTGAGTTCGACGGCGGAGGTGGCCCTCCGCATGATGCTCAACGGCGCGCGGCCGCACACGATGGATGACGTGATTTTGCCGGGCTATCCGCGCGGCGAGGTGCGGGTGTGATGGAGCCGCTAATTTGGTGGACCAGCCAATGGGATTGCGAAGCCATCACGAGCCGCGCGGGTTGGCCTAAGTATCTCCGCGAAGAATATGAGAGTCGCCATGGACGCAACGGCCGCGGACGCCTTTGGGTGGCAAAGCGCTTTGGAACTGTAGCCGTGGACCCGTGGCCGGAAACGCCGTTCGCAAATCGACTTGGCGAGGATTATGCGGGCATCGTCATTGACCCGAAAGATGCGGCCTTGCTTCGCGCCTTGCCCGGCATCGTGACGAACACCGCCCTTGAACGTGTGGCCTTCTAAAACCGCCAAATTGCCCGTTCGTCTAGCGGTAGGACAGCGGCCTTTGAAGCTGTTAACCGTGGTTCGAATCCACGCCGGGCATCCACCCCAAGGCCACCCAACCAACCCTGACCCCTAGCCCGAGCCACCGCATGGTGGCGCAATGGCCTATCCAAGTGACGTTCCCGCCGATGTAGCGGCCGCCCTCGCGGCCATGACACCGGAATCGCAGCTTGTTCAATTGAACAACGCGATTGCGGCGGCGGAGAAGTCGCAACGCTACAAGATTGCGGACCGCGAAATGCAGCGCGGGGACCTCCGGTGGATGTATCCCGAGCGCAAGCGCCTTGAGGCCAAGGTTGCCCGGCGCCAGCGCGGGGGCACTCGCTTCACGCGGGTGGTGCCTCTGTGAGTATCACCGTGACGGACGTTGTGCCGAAGGGCCTTAGCAAGATGACGCTCACGGAGCGCGCTGTTGGGCTGTTTGCCCCGGCCCGCGCCGCGGCCATGTATCGCAACCGCTTCCTCGTGAACTTCGCCGGGCAGTTCACCGGCGCGCGCACGGACAAGACGAGCCTCCGCAAGTTCAA